GGCAGTTTAACGTTTCACTGGTACTTGTCGACTCAGGCGACGGGGTTTATGCAGATGTGGTATACAGGTTTTGTGATCGTTGGGAGGGGACATTTCCGTCAAAAGGTTTTCAGAGTTTAAAGAAACGGAAGGACGAAGACGGCGACCCGGTAGCCCCTTCGAATTTTAAAAGGTATCGGGCGGCCAAGTCCGAGAAGTCGCTCGGCGTCGTATTTTATGAGATAGCGACAAATTACTACAAGCGAATGGTTTATAACAACCTGAAGATCCAGCGCAAGGATATAGGCGAACAGCGGCCCGGATTTTGCGATTTTCCTATTGACTATGGCGAGAAGTATTTTAAAATGCTAACGGCCGAGGAGCAGAGGACCGACGGGTCTTTCCATGCCGGGGCCAGACGTAACGAGGCGCTTGACTGCCGGGTCGGTAACTTATGCGCCGGTGATATCTATCTCGATGCGCGTGTTTCCGAAGCGCGGGCCGCTGCTAAAAGTAAAGGTGCTAAGGATATAGAGTTGCAACAAGTCAATCATCGTTGGGTTTTGGGATTAATGACGAGACAGACAGCGGGGAAATAATTTTGCCACAAACTGTCAAAAGCATCTCGCGAATGATTTACGTAAAATAGGCTGTTAGTTATATAAAATTACTTGACATATTAAAAAACCGCCTTTAGTATATCAACATGGGATGCTTGTCCAGTGCAAGAGTAGCCGAAATAGAGGCCGAGATCACGGAATTGACAACCCGTTTAACGGCTTTGAATTCGGCCTATAGCGACGCGATTGCGGGCGGTATTGAGTCGTATAAACTCGACTCTGCCGAGAGTTCGTCGGCTGTTAAATATAAAAGCCTTGATTCGATGGAAAAAGCGATCGACAAGACAAGTTCCCGTATAAAGCATCTTAAAGCTAAATTGCGCGGCACTGGTCTTGTTAATTTGAATTTAAGGCGTAAATAGTCGTATTATGTATATCTGTGTTGATTTTGACGGGACCATCGTAGATCATAAAGCGCCGGGTATGGGCGAGCCAGTCCCAGGCGCTTTAGATTGGATTAGAAGGTTACAGAAACAAGGGGCTAAGATAATCTTGTTTACTATGCGGTCAGACAGGCCGCAGCACGGAAATAGATTAGGGCAGGCCACCGATTATTTAGAAGAAAAAGGCATTACTCTTTTCGGAGTTAATAAAAATCCGGACCAAGACTCGTGGACGTCCAGCCCGAAAGCTTTTGGGCATTTATATATCGATGATTCTGCCGCGGGTTGTCCAAAAATAAACCCCCGAGGATTTAACCGACCGTGTGTCGACTGGTCAATAGTAGGACCACACGCAGAAAATATGTTGCATGAGGGCGAGGCGTAAATAGAATGGACCTTCTCACCAAGTTAAAAGTTTGGGCCACTCGTAAAATAGCACCTCGCAATTATTATCGAATACCCGCGGGCGGCATGAGCTCAGGCGGCAAATGGCCGTTTAGTCTTTCCAGTTCTGGCCGTTCCCGCACAATCTCACACTATACAACCCGGCGAAATGCCCGAGACGCTTATCACGAATCGATGCAAGCTCGTGGTGTAGTCGACCGTATGGCCGACACCGTGGCCGATACGGGTTTGCGTCTGGAAGCAGCGCCGGACGCTAATGTCTTAGGGGCCACCGCAGAAGAGGCTGAAAGCTGGTCGCGTGATGTGGAGTCGCGTTTTGACGCTTGGGCCCGGAGTAAAAAATCCCACCGCTCCGAAACAATCAATTTTTACCAATCTCAACGCTCGTATCAAATCTTTCAACATAGAGACAACGATATTTTTACCCGCCTCTATTATTCCGGCGATAAAGATTTACTCAACCCGTTACAATTCGAGTTTTTAGACCCCGACCAGATCCGCGGCGATGCGTATACCACAACAGGCGGCCCCCAGTATAATAACGACGGTATCGAGAGGGATGCACGCGGGCGTGAGGTCAAGTATAAAGTATGGGTTAAACAACTCGACAGTACATTTAAAAACGTTGATATCCCGGCGAAAAGCCGAAGCGGACGCTTGTTTATGCTTCATGGTTTTAATGCCGAGTATGCAGGTCAAGGGCGCGGCTATTCGCGGCTCGCTCACGCCATACAAGAGTTTGAGAACGCGACCGACCTATCATCGGCGCATATAAAGAAAGCGATTTCACAGTCACAAATCTGGGGTTTTGTCGAGCCGTCAGCCGATGAAGACGCGGACAACCCTTTTGAGGGTATCTTAACGAATTACGGCGCAGGCCCGGCCGCGGAAGCATTCGGGAGCAACCCGCAGCCGCCCGACGGCGCGCAATGCGTTACGACGGAAAGTTTAAGTCCAGTTACTTGCCACGAAGTACCCGAAGCGACGGCGAGCGTAGCAGGCAGCATGTTTATTGCCAATCTGCTAAAAGGCTCTAAAATCAAGCCCTTTCAGAATACAGCGCCCGCAGATAGCTATAATGAATTTGTGGACTCTTTTACGGCGTATCTTTCCGCGTCGCTATCAATACCTATCGAAGTATTACTCATGCGGTTTGGCCAGAATTTCAGCGCGTCAAGAGGCGCGTTGCTGCTGTTCTGGCGGGTTGTTGTTATATGGCGCGTAGAGATGGCGACCGATTATCTCGACCCGATTTACGAAATGTGGCTCGCTGGCGAGATTGCCGCCGGTAGAATATCCGCGCCAGGATGGAGCGATCCTCGTTTGCGCCAAGCTTGGTTAAAAAATAGCTGGATAGGATCACCGCCGCCGGATATTGACCCGTCGAAAGTTTCAAAGGCCCGATTAGATAACTTACAGGCGGGGGTTACGACAATTGATAGAGAATCAAGGAATCATAATGGTTCAAGTGCGGAAGCTAATAAAGCAAAATTAAAGCGCGAAGTGGAGGGCCTGCCTATTATGCCGTGGACTAATGCGGACGGGGGTAATCCGACCGCGCAGGCTGAGGAAGAAAATAGTTGACAATAGGTTTATAAACGTGTTACTGGTTAAACTATGAAAATATTTAATATCGAGGGTATTATAGGCTGGCATGTTACCCCGGCTGATGTTCGAGAGTTTTTAAATGAGGCGAACGGCGAGCCTGTACGCTTTGATATCGGATCACCCGGCGGGTTTGTTATGGAAGGCCTTGAGATCTTCAATTTAATTCGAGATTATGAGGGCGATACCGAAGTCCGATTAATGGGTCTAGCTGCTTCTATGGCGTCTTACATAGCCCTTGCCGCCGATAAACGAACGGCACACGATAACGCTGTTTATATGATTCATAATGTTTCTGGCTGGGAGCGGGGGGATCATAGGGCACTACGCGCGGAGGCCGATGTCGTTGAGGGTCTTACTAAAATGCTAGCTAAAGGCTACGTTAGGGCAACAAGTATAGACCCTGTTAAAATTCGAGAGATGATGGATGGTGAGACTTATCTTTTCGGCGATGAAATAGCAGAAAAAGGTTTCGTCCATGAAATTATCGATACTGATAATTTCATGGACAAATCCGAGGCCGTCGCGTTAGCAAAAGCTACATTTAAAGATAGCCTCGTTAAAATGAAAGACCACGAAAACGCGGCGACTGATTTACAAAGGGCTGCAGCGTATCTTAATATTAGCATACAATCTAAAGAAAAGCCTATAAACCAACCACCACAAGAGGAGGGAGAAGACATTATGAATCTCGAAGAACTGTTCAAAGGAAACCCCGAGGCTAAAGCGGAGCACGACGCGCTTATAGCTAAGGCCAAAGCGGACGGCGCGCAAGCCGTGCAGTCCCGTGTTGATAAGTGCGCGGCACTTATAGCCGGAGACCAGCCGAAAGCAATAATCGCGCTGGCTGTTAAAGTTCTGAAAGGCGAAGAGGAGCCCGCAGCCCTAACAGGTGCCGTGACTATTCTTGATGCTCAGGCAGAGGCTAAAAAGGAAGCAGACGCATCGGCAGAAAGCGATAAGCTGGGCGACACGCCAGCCGCCGGAGGGCCTACGGGTCTAAGTGAAGACGGCACGATCAGCAACGAAGCCGACTACCAGGCCGAGCTTAATAGGGCCAAAGGAGGTAAAGACTAATGGAAGTACAAGCAAGGAGAGACAACAGCACGGTTCCTTTTATTCGTTCCGGTGTTTCGGTTTTTAAAGACGATGGCGTTATTAAGCAGGACGCAGGCCGAGCCGCCGTTCTCGCACCCTTAACGCTGTTGGGCAAGTCACAGGTTGTGGCTACGTCGTCTGATGCTGACGGAGGTAATGTCGGCAATGGTACTGTTACATTATTCGCACTGGCTCCCGGAGGCCCACCCGCTGAGGGTAGTTGGAATCTTGAGTGCATTACGGCAGTCGGCGAGGGGGGTATCTTCAAACTGGAAGACCCGAGCAGCAATATCGTTGCTAATGATATCACTATGACACCCGGCGCGGGGGGTACTACCGATATTATCATCGCCGGTATGTCCTTCAGGATAACAGACGGCGGGACCGATTTTAATGTCGGTGACAAGTTCGCTCTGCTTATTACTGCAGATGGTGACTTCGTACCGCTTGCAGTTGGTGATGTTAATGGCGGCGGGAGAGTGGCCGGGGTTTATCTTAGTGGCGAGATTGCGGCAGCCGATATCGTAGCGGCTGACGTGGTGGATTTACCGATTTTAATCGGGGGTAGCCTTACTTTCGATGCGAGTCAGCTTGTCATTGAAGGCGGCGCGGATCTTGATACCGTGCTCGCAAGTGGTTTGACTATTCGCGAAGAAATGGCTGTGCTCGGCATGTTCGCCGAAGATACTGTCGACGTCGACAGCTACGAAACTTAAAATAAGGAGGTCTTACAATGTTTGGAGATACACCGGTCGCACAGGACGCCTTCAGTAGATTTATGGCGGATATGTTCGACGATAAACAGATCATCGGCGTTTCGACCGCTTTCCAGGCCTTTTTTGGAAATGCGGGCAACGGAGCGCAAACGGTCTTTAGCCCCGACGCGAACACTATTGATATTGATATCATAAGAGGCAATGAGAAAATCGCTGCTTTGATCCCACGGGGCACGATATCAAGACCGCTTGGGGGTAAGCAGAAAAACCTTAACGTCGAGAAGTATACTTCTTTTGCTAGAAAGTTCCCGCTTTCTGAAGAGGAAGGCGACATAACAGCCGATCAACTTGTCTACAGAATGGCAGGAGAAGGGCCGACAGCTCGCCGGACAAGGCTCGACAGAATGCGGAGTCTTGCGCTTAAGCTCCATCTTGAGAGTATAAGGCGCTCGGTTCGTATGTTTGAAGTGCTGGCGGCGCAGTCTGTCATTGAGGGCAAGCAGGATGCCATCATCGGCACGACGAACCCTGATTTGCAATACGATTTCAGGAGAAACGCTGCACATACAATCAGCGTGCCTATTGCGTGGGATCAGGCGACAGCCGTCATTTTGACTAATATTGATGCGGCCTGCGATCTTTCCCGCCAGAATGGTAAAATTACGCCCGATTTTATCGGGATGGGCGGTTCGGCTGTGGATCTCTTTATAAAAGATGATGTTGTTCAGGCGCAAGCCGATAACAGGCGTTTCGAGTTGATCGAGGTATCTACAGGGAACCCCGTGCCTGAAAGATTCAACAGGTTTGTCGAAGGCGGCTGGACAGCAAGAGGCCGTTTGAGAACGCCTAAAGGCTATGAGCTCTGGATCTTCACAAATGTTGACGGCTACGAGAACGACGCGGGGGCTTTTATCCCGCATATGCCTATCGACAAGGCCTTCGTGGCGTCTTCAAGATCAAGAAACGACAGGTATTTCGGGCCGCCTGAAACTTTGCCAATGATACCCCAGAGGGTCCAGCTTTACCAGGAGCTTTTCGGGTTTGATCCGGGTATGGCGCCTATGCCACCCAATGTGGACGCGGCCGCCGGTGTGATTAATCCGGCTATGTTTTACGCGGATGCTTACGTCTCAGGCGACTGGAAAAAAGTCTCCGTTAGAACGCAATCAGCGCCGATCTTTGCAACTACGCATACCGACTCGTTCGTCGTACTCGAAGATTTGGTCACGCCGTAATGCGGTTGGTATGGCAGGGCAAAAGTGTACTGCTGAAGCCTAACGGTAAGGGGCATATCGCCGCCGGGGGTGAAATACCCCCCGGTATCCTTACCGAAGAGCGTGTCGCGCAGTTCATAGCCCAAGGCAGAATCGAGATCGACGAGCCGAAAGCCGACGAGCCAGTAGGCGAGGAGCCGAAAGCCGACGAGCCAGTAGGCGAGGAGCCGAAAGCCGACGAGCCAGTAGGCGAGGAGCCGAAAGCCGACGAGCCAGTA